ATTATGCACAGGCTGGGCACGATTTGGTAGGACTTTTGGTGCAGCAAACTGGCTCAGCCGTGCTTGACAAGCTGCAGGTGGTTTTCGGAGACCAGCTCGGCAGCGATTACGAGGCACCAGACGAGCTGGTGGAAGGCCTGATGACCATCGGCAGCTCGGTGGTGGTATACGGCGACAGCAACTCAGGCAAGACATTCTGGGCATTGTCGGTGGCCACGGCCATCGCAAGTGGCGAGGACTGCTACGGACGCAAGACCGACCCCGGCCTGGTGGTCTACCTAGCCAGCGAAGCCCCGGCCAGCATCCGGTCACGCATGCAGGCCATCAAGAAGTTCCACGGCTGCAGCTTGGAGAACTTGGCGATGGTGCCGGTCCCGATGAACTTTTACGCTGGCGACCAGGATGCCCACGACGTGATCGAGCTGGTGCGTGCCATTGAGGTGGCCAAGGGCAAGCCGGTGCGTCTGATCATCGGCGACACGCTGGCCAGGATGAGCGCAGGAGCGAACGAGAACAGCGGCGAGGACATGGGTCCGGTCATGGCCAGATTCGACCAGGTGGCCACGGCAACAGGCGCGGCCATGATGATCATCCACCACAACGGCAAGGACGCTGCCAGAGGCGCTCGAGGCTGGTCCGGCATCAGAGCACACATTGACACCGAAATTGAGGTCAGCGAGAAGGACGGCACCAGGTCTGTATCTGTCACCAAGCAGCGCGAGCTGCCAAGCAAAGGCGAGACGATCTACTTCAAACTCGAGGTGATCGAGATGGGCACGACCAAGTTCGGCGGCCCAGCCACCACCTGCGTGGCCGTTCCAGACGACGATGCGAATGCCACAAAACCCCACAAAAAACCTACAAAGCACGACGAGAATGTGAGAACGGTCGAGCGTGCATGGTGGGCATCTGGTGCAGAAGAGCGCGAGGGTTTACCCTACATCAGCAGGTCTGCGCTGCGTGACTTGCTGGTCAAGGATGGAGCGTCAGAGCGCACCGCAAAGAACAAAACAGAGGCATCCAGATCGGATGGATTGGTCGCACAATTGCTTAACGCAGGCACACTGGAGACGTTCGAGCATGGCTGGATTTTCATCAACCAAGCACAGGCCAGCGCAATGCTGATGCAGAAAAATGCCCCGAAAAATCGCCCCTAAATGCCCCTAAGTGCCCCTGGGGTAGTTAGGGGCGATAGGGGCAAAAGCCAGGAAAAACGCCCCGCCCCGCCCCTAAACACTATAGTTTAGGGGCAGTAGGGGCACCGGGATGCGGAAAAATTGGGGAAAAGTTATCCACAGAAAAGTGAGCAAGCACTAACATGAACGAACCAGCCGACACACCAAACTTCAGCACCTGGCAGCACGACACCCTGGCCAAGTTTGCAGCCGAGGTCTACGCCAAGCTGCAGGCCGAGCAGGCAGCAAACGAGCAGCTCAGGCTTGACCTCAAGGACGCCATGAGGATGGCGAGAAAACAAATTCTGGAGGACAATCGGGTATGACCACGAAATCACACAAAGTAAATCCAGCCGACAAGGTAGAGCAGTGGCCTATCGAAAAGCTGGTGCCATACGCCAAGAACTCGCGCACCCACAGCGAGGAGCAGGTCGCCCAGATTGCAGCCAGCATCCGTGAGTGGGGCTTCACCACCGCAGTCCTGGTGGACGAGTCCGGCAGCATCATTGCCGGTCATGGTGGCTTCTGGCTGGACCGATGCCCAAAAGCGTGCCTACGTCATCGCCGACAACAAGCTGGCTCTGAACGCTGGCTGGGACAACGAGCTGCTGGCGCTCGAGCTGGGTGAGCTGGGTGATCTTGGGTTTGATCTGGACTTGGTGGGGTTTACCGACGAGGAGATCGCGGCGCTGATGCCGGTGCAGATCGAGCCTGGCCTGACCGATGAGGATGCGATGCCAGAGGTTCCAGTCAATCCTGTGACAATATTTGGTGATGTGTGGATTCTTGGAAAACATCGATTGATGTGTGGTGATTGCAAATCATTTTCTGATATAGAAAAATTATTGAACGGACAGAAAATAAATTTGGTTGTCACTTCTCCACCTTATGCGTCTCAAAGAACATATGATGAAGGATCAGGATTTAAACCAATACATCCAGATGAATTTGTCAATTGGTATCAAGATGTCGCATCAAATATCATGGCAAATTTGGCCAATGATGGATCATATTTTTGCAACATCAAACCAAATGCAGAAGGATTAAAAAGAGAACTTTATGTTTTTGACCTAGTGCTAGCTCATGCAAGAGATTGGGGATGGAACTTTGCAGATGAATTTTGTTGGGAACGATCTGGCATTCCTCAACAGGTGGCAAGAAGATTCAAAAATCAATTTGAACCAATCTATCACTTCACAAAAGGAGAGTGGAAATTTAGACCAGATGCTGTCAAACATGAATCAAAATCTGTTCCAAAAGCCAAAGGAAAAGGAGCTGGCAATACAAATGCAGCAATGAGACAAGGCCATGTTTCAGCAGTTGATGGAAATGATATTGCAGCAGGAATGGCTTACCCAGGAAACAGATTGCCAACATTTCAATCCGAAGCTTTAGGACATCCGGCAGCTTATCCAGTTGGATTGCCAGAGTTCTTCGTCAAGGCTTATACAGATTCAGGAGATATTGTTTTTGATCCATTTATGGGAAGTGGTTCTACTTTGATGGCGGCTGAAAAAAATGGTCGCATTGCTTGTGGAACAGAACTTAGTCCGACTTACGTTGATCTGATCATCAAGCGCTGGCAGCAATTCACAGGCAAAATCGCAGTTCACGCAGAAACTGGACAACCTTTCGCGGAGGTTAAAGATGGCAACAAAGAAGCCAAAAACTGAAAAATCGGTCGTAAAAAAGGCTGGACCGAACGGCGGCGCTCGGGAAGGTGCTGGCCGACCAGCCTTCGAGCCGACCGACGCAGAGCGTAAACAGGTCGAGGCAATGTCAGGCTACGGACTGCCAATCGAGCAGATCGCAGTCCTGGTGCGCGGCGGCATCGACACCGACACGCTGCGCAAGCACTTTGCCACCGAGCTGGTGGCAGGCAAGGCCAAGGCCAACTCTGGCGTCGGTCGGACGCTGTTCCAGAAGGCAATGGGCGGCGACACCGCGGCCATGATCTGGTGGTCAAAGACCCAGATGCGGTGGGCTGAGACCCAAAAGCATGAGGTGACCGGCGCTGATGGTGCGCCTCTGGAGTTCAGGGAGATCAAGCGCGTGGTTGTCAAGGCATGACCGTCCTGCAGCTTGCCACCCCAGAATGGGCGCTGCCTCTGATGGAGGCCGAGGCTCCGGCAAGTCCCACATGTTTGCCGAGCTGATGATCGAGGCCCACATCATGGACCAGAAGCGGCGCAGCGTCTGCGTGCGCGAGGTCCAGAAGTCGCTGGCCCAGTCGGTCAAGCGCCTGCTCGAGACCAAGATCGAGCAGATGAACGCTGGCGCATACTTCGAGGTGCAGGAAGCCGTCATCAAGTCCAAGAAGGGCGACGGGATGATCATCTTTCAGGGCATGCAAAACCACACAGCCGACTCGATCAAGTCGCTGGAGGGCTACGACTGCGCCTGGGTGGAGGAGGCTCAGAGCCTGAGCCAGACCAGCCTGGACCTGCTGCGGCCAACCATTCGCAAGCCCCAGTCCGAGCTGTGGTTCACCTGGAACCCGCGCCAGCAGACCGATCCAGTCGATCACCTGCTGCGCGGCCCGACGCCACCCAAAGACGCCACTGTCCTGAAGGTGAACTTCACAGACAACCCTTGGTTTCCTGACGTCCTGCGCGACGAGATGGAGTACGACAAGCGGCGCGATCCGGACAAGTACAGCCATGTCTGGATGGGCCAGTACCTGACCAACAGCAGCGCCAGGGTCTTCAAGAACTGGCGCATCGACGAGTTCGAGGCACCTCGAGACGCCATCCACCGGCTCGGCGCAGACTGGGGCTTTGCCGTCGATCCGACCGTGCTGGTGCGCTGCCACATCATTGGCCGCACCCTGTACATCGACCACGAAGCCTACATGGTGGGCTGTGAGATCGTAAACACGCCTGAGCTGTTCATGACCGTGCCGGAGTCCGAAAAGTGGCCCATCGTGGCCGACTCGGCCAGGCCGGAGACCATCAGCCACATGAAGAAGAACGGCTTTCCCAAGATCATGACGGCGGTCAAAGGCCCGAAGTCGGTCGAGGAAGGCATCGAGTTTCTAAAGAACTACGACATCGTGGTTCACCCACGCTGCATCCACACGATTGACGAGCTGACCCTTTACAGTTATAAGCAAGACCCACTGACAGGTAAGATTCTGCCGATCCTGGAGGACAAGAAAAACCACGTCATCGACGCCTTGCGATACGCCTGCGAGGCGGTGCGGCGGTCCAGTGCGGCCAAGCCTGCCGTCTTCACGCCTTTGCCAAACGTAAAGAAGTGGTGAGACAATCGCACAAATTGAGGAACTAATTATGGCCAGAATCTCCAACGACCAGCGCCTTGCCAACCTTCACACAGAAGCCTTGGCGCAGTTCGACGATGTTCAGAGCGCACTGCGCGACGAGCGCCTGCAATGCCTGCAGGACCGGCGCTTCTACAGCCTGGCAGGCAGCCAGTGGGAAGGCCCACTCTGGGACCAGTACGAGAACAAGCCGAAGTTCGAGGTCAACAAGATCATGCTGGCCGTGATCCGAGTGGTCAACGAGTACCGCAACAACCGGATCACGGTGGATTTTGTGTCTAAGGATGGCACCGAGAACGACCGTCTGGCCGAGGTCTGCGACGGCCTGTACCGTGCCGACGAGCAGGCATCCGTGGCCGACGAGGCCTACGACAACGCCTTTGAGGAGGCGGTCGGCGGTGGCATCGGAGCCTGGCGTCTGCGCACGGTCTACGAGGACGAGGAAGACCCAGAGGACGACCGGCAGCGCATTCGCATTGAGCCGATCTTCGACGCTGACAGCTCGGTGTTCTTCGACCTCGGTGCCAAGCGCCAGGACAAGAGCGACGCCAAGTTCTGCTTTGTCGTCACCAGCATGACCCGCCAGGCCTACAAGGACACCTGGGGCGACGACCCGACCGACTGGCCCAAGATCATCCACCAGTATGAGTTCGACTGGTGTACGCCTGATGTGGTCTACGTGGCCGAGTACTTCAAGGTGGAGGAAAAGACCGAGACTATCCGCATCTTCCAGGCCATCGACGGCACAGAGGAGCGTTACAGCCAGGCCGACTTCGCAGCCGACGAAACCCTCGAGGAA